ATAAAAGCAGCCAATGCTGTCTTTAAATGCCAGAAGTCTCAACCTTCAAAGATTTGAGTGTTACATTCAAAAAACATCCTGTTACTGACGATTTAGTAATTGTGAAGGATAAGGCTGCTGTTGCACAATCAATAAAAGGACTATTACTTACAAGAAGAGGTGAAAGACCATTCCAACCAGATTTGGGGAGTGGTTTACAGGATTTATTGTTTGAACCATTAGACTATGGTTCTGGAGCATTAATTAAAAAAGAAATTAAAGAAACTCTTAGTAGGTACGAACCTAGAATATCAATTACAAAACTCATGTGCTATCCTGACATGTCCAATAATGGATATGAGGTAGAACTTGAGTATTTTATTTTAGGTAGAGAAGATAGAGCAGTGGCATTAGATATATTTCTAGAGCGTACACGATAATGCCTTATACTCAGGTTGCCAATTTAGATTTCGAGAACATCAAAACTTCTCTTAAAGAATATTTGAGAAGTCAGAATGATTTTACTGATTATGATTTTGAAGGGTCTGCACTTGCAACTCTAATAGACACTCTTGCTTATAATACTTACTATACAGCATTCAATACCAATATGGTAGTCAATGAGTTATTCATTGATTCAGCAACGTTGAGAGACAATGTAGTAGCATTAGCAAAGCAGTTAGGATATAGACCAAAGAGTGCTACATCTCCTACTGCATATATTTCATTTACTGTAACATATACGAATGCAACAACTGATAAGGAATTAACTCTACAAGAAGGAACAGGATTCATTAGTAACTATGATAATGTAATTTACAATTATGTTGTTACCAGCGATGTAAAAGCATCAGTAATTAATAACGTTGCAACCTTTGTTAATGTACCAATCAGAGAAGGAACAGTATTGAGCAGTACTTTTATTGTTAATACTGCATCTAAGAGTCAGAGATTTATATTAGATAATATAAGTATTGATAGTAATACAGTTAAAGTTACTGTATATCCTGGTGGTGGCACATTCAATGAACCATATTTGCTTGCTGATAACATCTTAGGTGTTGATGGAACATCAAAGGTATTCTTCTTAGATGAGATAGAGGATGAGAGATATGAAATATTGATGGGTGATGGTGTTCTAGGTAAAAAGTTAGATAATAATACACGTATTGATATATCATATTTGACAACATCAGGTCCTGCAAGTAATGGAGTGAAGGCATTTGTATTTTCTGGTGTAATAGAGAATGAAAATGGTGTTTCTCCTAATGCATTTACAACTAATATAACTTCTACTACCCCTGCATCGGGTGGTGAAGCGATAGAAACTACACAAAAGATAAAATACACTGCTCCTAAGGCATATGGCACACAAGACCGTGCAGTAACCGCACAAGACTATGAAGCAATTGTAAGACAAGTATATCCAGCAACAAGTGACATCATTATATTTGGTGGAGAGGATCAAGATCCACCAGAGTATGGAAAAGTCTTTATCGTATTAAAACCAACTGATGCAAGTTATCTTACATCATTAACTAAATCACAGATTATTGCTGATCTTAAGAAGTATGTTGTTGCATCTGTAGAGCCACGAATAGTAGATCCTTCTATTCTATTTGTTGAAATGAGTAGTAAAATCTATTACAACAGTGGTATGACAGATCAGACTCCTGCTAATATTAGAGATAAGGTAATAACTGCTGTACAAACTTATATTGATGAGAGCGATACTGAGAAATTTAATGGTAAGTTTAGGTATAGTAAGTTTGTAGGTGTAATAGATGATGCTGACGTCAGTATTAATTCTAATCTCACTAGTCTTACAATGAGAAAAGACTTTTATCCTCAGTTAAATTCTACATTCTATTATGAGGTATGTTTCCAAAATGCCTTTGATTCAGATTGTGATGATCCAGTCCTGTCATCTACTGGTTTTAGAGTAACTGAATATCCTAATTTTGATGTTTATGTTGAAGATAGATCTGGCAAAATTGTCCTATATAGACTAGATAATGTAACAGGTGAGAAGGTTGTCCTTGACAGCGATATCGGTGACATAGATTATGTAAAAGGTGAGTTAAAGATGTATGCCTTAACAATTATTAGAGGTAGTTTCTTTGATAATCGTATTTCATTAAAAGTAAAACCACTATCAAACGACATCAAGGCAATGCGTGAAGTTTACCTTGACGTTGATGTTCCTAATTCATCCTTCACTGCATATAAAGAGTAAGTAAATGGTTGCTGTAAAAACGAAGAGAATTTCTACTCTAATAGAAACACAGCTTCCTGAGTTCATTAGCACAGAATACGAATTGTTTAGTAAATTCGTAACGAAGTACTATGAAGCACAGGAGGTACAAGGTGGTACGTTAGATGTTATTACAAATATCCAAAAATATGCAGACATTGATTATTATGAACAAAACATACTTAAACAGCATGATAGTTTGGACACTAGTATCACTTCTACTGATACTACAATTATACTACAAGATGCAACGAGTTTTCCAGAACAAAACGGATACGTCAAAATAGATGACGAAATAATATTATATGCAACTAGAACAGATACTACATTAGAAGGATGTACTAGAGGTGTTAGTGGTAATACAAAAATTGGAGATTTATACAGCGAGAGTAATTTTGTAAGTACAACTTCTGCAGCACATGCTTCTGGTCAAAAAGTTTACAATATCAGTAATCTTTTCTTATATGCTTTTGTCAAGAATTTTGAGAAGCAATACTTAGGTTCATTTCCTGAGAAATATCTTAGAGGTAATGTAGATAAGAGAACTTTAATTAAAAATATACAAAAGTTCTATAAAGCAAAGGGTACTGATAGTTCAATCAAGTTTATTTTTAATACTCTTGTTGATGAAGATAAAGACACAAACGCACGTTCAAACTTAGCACAGTTTGAATGGTTTATTAAATCTGAATTTGATAACGTTGCAATAAATGTTACAAGTCCTACTGGTCAATTCTTAGTTGGAGATAGATTGAATGAGACTGGTGGTAATGCTAGTGGCGAAATTGCTAAGATTGTTAGAAATGATCAGAACGAAATTACAAGGTTATATTTAAGACAACTATCGGGTTCATTTTCTCTTGGAGATAATGTAACAGGTCCTACTGGATCATCATTTACTGCAAGTACAGTTACATCATTCCCTAATGGTATTTTCTATATTGACTTCGGTCAATTCGCACGTATCTTTGGTCCTTTTGAAACTGGCAAATACTACCTTGCACCAGAAGGTATAATAATGAGGCAGAACTGGCAAATCATATGGAACCAGTCTGATCCTTCTAATCTACCAATGCCTGTGCATCCACAGGGACATCCAATGAAGTTTAGTACCACTAGAGAGGGTACATTACTTGGTGGTCAATTATATTACAACACTGCTCTTGTGAATGGTGTTAAAACAAATTACACTAATGAATTCCAACCAGAATTCATGATGGATCAAGGTGAGTCTAATAAGATTTACTATTACTGTGCTTATCATCGTTATATGTCAGGTCTTGACGGTGATGAAGGTTACATGACCCTAGTAACGGGTGGTGGAAGAGAACCTAAGATTGTAAAACCTGAGGTGTATAAACCAAGAGACTTTACATACAAATCATCTAATGCTGATTGGATTAATGTATATGCACTTAAGTGTAAAGTAATATCTGGTGACGTAAAGAATTTGGTAGGAAAGAAAATTGTTCAGTCTGATACAGTTGAGTATGATTATGCAGATGCTGTTGTAGATAATGTATATGCAGATGGAACTAGAGATGGAGAAGTAATTTATAATATTATTCTAGCATCAGAAACCGTTAATGGTACATTTGGTGTCTCAACTAAGACTCAACTTGAGAAAGTATTAACAGGTACTGCAACAGCAGAAGGACAAAGAATTGATGTATTCTCTACTACTGGATGGGATTCTACAGGATCACTTTTAATAGGTGATGAGACAATTACATTCAGTGATAAGAATGTAACTCAATTTATTATTGATGATAGATTAGCACAAACTGCTGTACAGCATGAAGTAGGCACACCAGTATACAAACCAGTTACTATAGTAGGATCTGGTGTCACACTATTGACAATGGGTATTGTATATAATTTACAACCATCAGATTCACATCCATATTCTGCTATAGGAGATAAGATACAAGTATCTAATCCTGGCTTTGAAACTTCTGATTCTAAGATTGTAAATGTAGGTACAAACCAGACTAGATGGTTGTTGGGAACTGGTGCTGCAGTAAATGTTCCTACATTACCAACAGTTGCTACTTCGTTAAATCAAGTATCAACAGACGTATCTGCTATACTTGCAGATGATCAGTATTATTACATTGCTAGTTCTAGTTTCCCATCACATAAAATTTTAGATGGTTCTAGTGTTACACAAACAGTATTAGATCAGAAACTTCTTCGTATTATAAGAAAGCAAGCAACTAGAACTACAGAGACATATCCTACACCTAAGAGAGATATAGGTATTGGATTAAATGGTGTTCCTTTCTATGGTCATAAAGATCCAGAAAGTATTAGATATGGAAAATTAGAACAAATTAAAGTTGACCTTCGTGGAACTGGATATGTAAGACCACCTTTTGTTTTAATTGATCAAGTTCCTAATAAAGCGAGAGCAATACTTGCTGGACAAGTTGTAGAAAGTATCACTGTAGATACTACTGATATATTTCCTAGAACTCCTGATGTAATTATTACATCTGGTAGAAATGCTTCTGTTCGTGCTGTAGTAACTGGTGGTAAAGTAACAAGTTTAATAATTGATAATGCTGGTGAGTTCTACTCTTCACCTCCAACAATTAATGTTAGAGATAATGCTGGTAGAGGTAGGTTTGCTGAGTTTGAAGCAGTCGTTAATACTGATGGACAGATTACTGGATTTGATAAGATTGCAGAAGGTAATTTTTATAGTCAAGATACCGTAATTGTTGATGTAGTACCAGTGGGAAGTGGAGCAAGTGGTTTACCTCTTCTTAAAGAATGGAATTACAATAGATATAAAAAATTAGAATCTAAACTAGATACAGAGAATGGATACGTTTTTGATAATTACAATAACGTATTAGAATATGGTTATGGTTATTCTGCAAACCCAAAAGCACTTAGAGTTTCTCTTAATGATAATCTTAATAATGCAGGGACAGAACCAGCAACTAAATTACATTCACCTATCATAGGGTTTGCTTATGATGGTAACCCCATATATGGTGCATTTGGTTATGAGAATCCTTTAGATTCTACGTCATCTATTATTAGAATGACATCTAGTTATTCTATCAATGGTAATCGTTCTGAAGGACCTTCATTAACAACATATCCAATAGGAACTTTTGTTAATGACTATACTTACACTCACAAGAGTGGAACATTAGATACTAACAATGGAAGATTTTGTATTACCCCAGAATTTCCGAAAGGAACTTATGCTTATTTCATTACTATTGATAGCAATCAAGTACCGCAATACCCATACATTTTAGGAGAGAATTTTTACTCTCTACCTATTGATAGCAATTACAATTCTGATATCAATCAGAATGATATTCCTAAGAAAGCAAAACGTTTTTATCAAGCAGGAATGTCTAGAAATGGTGAAGGTTTCCTCGCTGAGATTGCAGAAGTAAAACAAGGTAATGTGGAGAGTGTTAATGTAGTAGATTCATCTGCTAACTTCTCTATAAATTCACAGATATATTTTGATAATACAGGAACCCAAGGTTCGGAAGCAGAAGCAATTGTTAATTCTGTAAAGGGTAATACTGTATCTTACTTACAATCTAAAGAAGATAAGGTTGTTAAGCTAACAGTTATTCAAAGTGCATACTTATTTACAGATGATACATTATCACAACCATCATCTGGTGCATCTGGAACTATTGTTGGAACAGTTAAGAACGATAGTACAATTGTATTGAAAAATGTAAATGGCACGTTTGATAACACTGGTACATTTTCTGCTGCAATTAAAACATTTGATATTTTACTAGATCAAAGAAGTTCTTATACTAAAGGTGCAACTTTAAGTTTGACTGATGGTGTTAATTCACCTATTGCAACTGCTGAAGTATTAGAAGGTACAACCTCTCAAAACGTAGTCCAGATCAAGGTTCTCACTGGTACATGGATTGTTGATGATACTTACTTTATACAGTCTAGTAATTTGTTCAATACATCTGGAACTAGAATCGTAACACTCACATCATTGAGTGATGGTTTAGAACCATTTGAAGTTAATCAAAGTGTTGCATTAATAGAAACAACATCTTCACATGGATTAGGAATTGGAGATCAAGTAGTAGTTGATATTAATCCTAATGATGCTACTAAAACAAAAACTTATAATATAAGGAAGAGATTATATCAAGAAGCAATCTTAACTCCTCCTAGTGCTTCAACTAAAATCAATTTCACAGGGATAGGAAGATATGAAATCCTCAATGGCGGTGCTGACTACACTAGCGGTACTTACACTAGTATTAATCTCACTGGTGGATCGGGATCTGGAGCAACTGCTACCTTTACTGTTTCTGATGCAGGGGTAGTTTCTGATATACAAATACAAGATGCTGGTGCAGGATATGCACGAGGTGACTACTTATCAGTTGCTGATGAAGATCTTGTAAGATCTGGTGCATCTACATCAACATCAAGGTTAACTTTATATGTTGGACATGTAGGCGTTGCTGCTGGTGCAACAAAAGTTACTGTAGATAGTTCAAACGGATTTGCTACTAATGATTTGATTCAGATTGGTGGTGAGATATTAAAAATTGCTGGTATTAATGTAAATGATATTTCTGTAATTAGAGGTCAAGAAGGAACTGCGGATGTAGATCATTTTGATGGACAAGTAGTTTCTCTTTACAAAGCTCAATATAACTTTACAAACAATTATCAGATCTTTAGTGGATCTTTGTCAGGTTACATACAATCATATGATCCTATAACACATAAGATAATAATTGTATATGATTATGCTACACTAAACACTAATGCAAATAAAGTTGTATTAAGTTCTAGTTTCTTTGACACTAGCACACCACAAAGATTGGTATCTGTAACTTCTGTTGATGATGTATTATACAAATTTGAATTCTCAGAAGACAATAGTACATTTGTACCAAATCCAAATATAAATTTACAAGAGTTTTATAAGTATAAGTTTGATACGTCTCATTCTAGTCTCACTGGGACTTACTTTGATATTAGTCCAAGTAGAAACTATAATTTAATTACTGCAGAAAAAACAGAGACAACTATATTACCTGGTAATGCAGGGTCATATACAGATGTTAAATTTGGATTTGGTTCTAGACTTGCTACTAATACATATCAAACAAAAACAGGGACAGACTTTACAAACTTCTATTACTTTGATAGAAAGAATGTAGTGAATGCAGAAGGAGCATATTTTAAATTAATAACTGATCCTTTACAAGGAACTAAAACACTCAATTATGTTACACCAAATCGTTTTGTTTATGATGTTAGTAGTTCTCCTCTTTGGGATGGTTCTGGATCCATTTCATATACTACTACTGGTCAGTTCGCAATCGGTAAGATTAATACAGTCAGCATCATCAACTTAGGACTTAATTATAAAAAAGTTCCAGTAATTACTGGTGTAGATTCTAATGAATCTTATAGAGCTGCAGCAACTGTAACATTTGATACAGCATCACAGACTATAACAGGAGTTGACGTTACAAATGAAGGATCTAACTACGTAAATCCTAAAGTTGTGGTTACAAAGTCTGATGGATCTGATGTAAAATTCAATGCTCTTTTAAGAGATGGAAAAGTTACTTCTATTACTATAGACAAACCTGGTAGAGGTTACACATATGCACCTGAGATAATTATTATTGAAGGAGAAGTAGAAGCATATGTTGAAAGTACTAGTATTGGTGTTCCACAGAGTGTAAGGATAACATCTAATGGTGGAGCATTCCATTTAGATGAGACAGTATCATCTACTTTCCGATCAAATTATATTCTTGGATTAAAAAACTATAATGGCAATTTTAGAATTGGTGAAAAGGTAGTTCAGAAAATTAATAACGTAGAAGTATTCAGTGCAACTGTAGTTGAATGGAGATTTGGATCTAATTTACTTAAGGTAGCAAATTCTACTGGTATCATCCGTGAAGATATTGCTATTGAATCTATATTAATGCCAGTGTCTGGTATTGTACAGTCTATTTACGTAACTACATTTAATGAAGAGATTTCTAGTTTCTATGATAACTTAGGTTACTATACTTCTGATAAAGGAAAACTAGGTGTACAGAATCAAAAGATATTAGATAGTTTATTCTACCAAGATTATTCGTATGTTATCAAATCAGGAACATCAATAGAACAGTGGCGTGATCTTATCAAGTCTACTACACACCCTGCTGGATTTAAGTTATTTGGTCAAGTTGATGTAGAAGCAACTGCTAAAACAGAGATGCCAAAGGAATCTCCAAAATCATCTCACTTTAGTGTTATACAACTTTGGGATCCTGAGAAAAATAAAATTACAGTTGAAAATTCAAGAAGAACTGTTACACAAATTTTACAGAAAGTAGAGAATCAAAGAATACGTAAAGGATTTGGAACTGCTGCAACTAGTGAGTTTAATTTTAATGAAGCAGAAGCATATGAATTTACACTTGGTGCAGTATTTGATGGTTCTTATGATAATGAAGGTAAGTTACAAGGAACTACTACTTTCACTACTAAGAAAGATGGAGTAGCATTTAACTTTGCAGATAACAAATTAAAAAATATGATTGTCACACTTGATGGTGTGATACAAGAACCTGGTGTTGCTTATACTTTAAGTTCTGGAAGCATTGTATTCTCAGCAGCTCCTCTTGCTGGTGTTACTTTCTATGGTAAAGTCTTTAAATTTAAAGATGAACAATACAATACAAAATACTTTAAAAAATTAAGAAATATTTTCCAACGCAGTGGAACATGGATAGATGCTGCAAATCAAATCGAAAGAAACGTACAGTTTATTATTGATGAAACTGTTGGGTATGGTAAGGCAACTCATCCATCATTAGATTGGAGTACAAAACAAGACGATTATGAAGCAAACATCAGAGCAATCTTAGATGCTTACCAACATGACATTAGATTTGGTGGTAATGTTAAAACTATTGATTATTCATCTATCTTTAATAGTAGTAGTGATTATCTTTATATTCAAAATTATAAAACACAGTCAACAGATATCTTTGAGTATGCTACGAGACTAGCAAAACTAGCAATTAGAAACTGGGACTTTGTTGATGTAAATATCGCATATATTCAAGGTCAAAATACAATGACTGTCAGCAGTACTAAGAATCTTGCTGTTGGTTTATTTGTAAGTTCTGGTAGATCATATCCAACAGGAACTAAGATCGTATCTATTGATAGTGAGACTGAAATTACATTAAGTAATTCAGCACTAGCAAACTCTGGTGGCGGTGGTGGTGCACCAACAGGAACCACTACTGTAACTGGCACAGGTACTACAGGAACTGTTGCTACTAGTACTGCACAGGTTCCTTTAGGAAGTACATTCACTGTGCCACCTGGCACAACTGTCACAGTACCTGTTTCTTTCTCAGGTACAACACAAGCAAAGTTTGGATGGAGTGCTTTGAACAAAGGGATGTTCTTTAAAGCAGGGCAATTAATTACTTCTAATAGAGCATATATTATATCTCAGTCATTAGCGTGGGCACAGTCACAATATCCTTCATTAAACTGGGGAACTATTAGCACTAAGTGTGGTAGAGACATCGGTCTCATTTTAGACTCATATGTGTATCATCTTAAGATGGGTGGTAATTTTAAGATTGTAGAAGCAGCACAGTTATACTACCAAAAGAAAGACTATCCTTATGGTGAAGAGTTATATTATATCACTGGATCTCTAACTGAGACAGTTGCGACATTTAATTATGCTAAGGATCTAATGGTACAGGCAATGAGAAACCAGTTGCCAACTACAGATCCTAATGCGATTACAGACTCATTGAGTCCTGTTTGTGCAGAGGTAGAAAGTACACTTAATACCTACCATGGTATTGTTAATACTATTCTTACAGAAGGCAAGGGACTTATAGAGAAAACATCTGTCAATCAAAACAAATCTGGTAACTGGACTGGTACAGTAACTTATTCTAATTACAATATTCTTGGTGATCCACTACTACCAGCACAAGAATGTACAACAGTGATATCTGCAATGGATTCATTGTATGATAACTTAAGCGATGTTATTAAAGAAGTATCCGTAACAAGAAACTTACCTGATTATGTTGATGGTGAGACTACAGACTTTGAATTATATTGGGATGATAATACTGAAGTTAATACAGAGGAAGATGAAGATTTATTCTTAACTATAAATTCTGTATTGCAGAGACCTAAGTTCACAGAAAATTATCCTTTACAAGATTCTTACTGGATTGATAGAACTGTAATTCCTAATGTAGTTAAATTTGATGTTGCTCCTATATGGGATCAGGATCTTGGAGCTAAGTCTATTGGTGAACCAACTGCTGTAGAAAAAGTCGTAGGTATTGGTGTTGGTAATTATAAGAGACTTACTATTGACTATGCTTTAGTTGATGGTGTTAGAAACGGACCTTTCTTAATTGTTGATGTATTAGACTCTACTATTCAAACTATTGAATCTGAAGATAGTTTATATGTATTCTTGGATGGTGTACTACAAGTAAAAGGAAAGGCATATACTATATCAGGTCCTAACATTACATTTGTCACTCCTATTAAGAAGGAGATGAGAATTGATATGCGTTATCTCTATGGAAGAGATGTCGGACAGATATTAAACATATATGATTTTGCACCTGACTCTTACTTTGGTCAGGGAACATTTGCTTTCACTACCGCATTAATGGATACTTTACTCAGGTATGCATGGATGGGTAATAAAATTGGTTCACCAATTCACGTTTGGCAAGTAAGAGCAAATGGTACCAAGAATATAATTGGAGAAATCACAAATCCAATTAGAAATGGAAATAATGTAGTATTTGAACTTAAGTGTCAAAACCCTGTGATAGAACCAGGATTGGACTTCACTTTTGCATCAAAAGGAGATTATAGTAATACTTACGTACTAGCAGATGCAGATATATCAAATGATATTCTAAACTTTAAGACAGATAGTGATGGAAGAAAAATTCTAAAAGATGCTAGTTCTGATTGGTCTGGAACATTTTATGGTAGAACATATAAACCACCATTTGTATACCTTTCCAATGGAGATAATATCAGAGTAGAAGGTGAGGAAGGATTTAGAAAGATTAAAAAATTACCTACTGAAGCAACCAGTAAAGATGGAAGACCTAACGAACAAACTAGCGATGATCATTTTGGAACTGTCTCAGTTGAAAATTACACTGGTACTACTAGAGGAGAAGGTCTTTCAGTAGTAGCAATTATTGAGAATGGATCTGTAACATCTCTTACATGGAATCAACGTAGTTATGATCCACTTACACAACCTACTGCATATCAATACTATACACCACCTATTCTTAAGTTTGAAACTTTAGATGGTAACGGTGGTGGTGCTAGAGCAGAAGTATTAATAAGCAAAGGTCAAGTTATTAGTGTTGATCTTATTGCTGGTGGTTCTGGATATACTACAGCACCAAAAGTTATTACAACTAGAAAATTTGATATCTTAAGTGACAGAGACATTGGTGTTTCTCTAATTGAAATTGGCATCAGCCCATTTGTTCAGAGTGGTGGAATGACTGCTACCTCAGTCATTACTGAGATTGATGAGTCTGGTATTTCTGCAATTTCTGGTATCAGCACCTTAATAGCAAAAGTTGCAGATGATGCTAACATTAAGATTGAGAGGCAATTTGATTTAGATGAAGTAGAGGTATTCTCTATTGGAGGACCTTTAGATCCAAAACGAGATATATTAGAATTAAATACAAATAGACCTACTCCTGCTAGTGAGGTTCAAGTATTTGATACTCATCAGCATAATGCTACTGTTGTATCTGCAGAGATTCAAGATATTGTATCTCTAAATTCTATCTCTACTGTTACTAAAGTAATTACAGCAACTCAACAGATTGAAATTCCTAACAATGCGATTAGTAATATCAACTTCTTTGAGAATGCTGCATACCTTAACGTTGACTTCCTTATCGGTGATAGTATTGCTTATATTCCTGATACAACTAGATTTGCACCTAATGGCAAATTAATGGTTGGTGATGAAGTTATATACTATGAGAAGAAACTTGATGATAGATTCTATCAAATTATTAGAGGATATCTAGGGACTGTAGAGAAGAACTGGGTTGCGGGAACATATCTTAGACAGATTGAAGACGTAACTGTTCTATCTGCTGGACTACTACAAGTTCAGTCTGAAAGTGATGTTAAGATGGTTAACATCGGACTTGTTGGTTCTGGATTTGAAAGACGAGTATTCAGACAAGTAACTACTCCTAGTGATTTAGAAATTACTAGAAATGCAGTAGAGGTTGTTATTACACCTCCACCTGGTGGTGCAGTTGATGGATATGCAGAAACTGCATTTATCAATGACCCTGTACAACAAAGGAATCAGAATCAAGTTGATTTGATCGAAAACGCTATTGGTAACTACACTGTTACTAAACGTGATGGAACTATAATTGAAATTAGAAATGAAACATTCGGTACTAACAATTACGTTGGTTCATATATAAAGACTACTGTAGGTCCTAACATAGGAAACTGGCAGTACATATCATTTGATGATGGAACTGCTGATGTATCAAACTTATCAATTTCTGATATATCATCATACTTCCCATCACTAACTGTTGGTGACTTCATAGAAAGAGCAGACTCTACCTTTACTAAGGCAGGAGACAAGTTCAATCTAGGACTACCATCAATACAAAATCCTGTAGCAATTAGTCAAACTGCGAGTGCATCTATACCATCTACGATTACTGTTGCTAGTACTAACTATTTCCCTACATCAGGGTATATTATCCATAATAATGGAACATATAGTGGTATAATCAAGTATACAGGTAAGACCTCAAATACATTCACTGGATGTCTTCGTCATAATGGTGATAATCAGATTGCGTCTGGATCTGAGATAGTACCTATATCAATCATATAAATAAACGTATAAATAACTCAGGCACTTAATAAAATAACGTCGGAACAGGAAAAACAATGGCTGCTATTATCTCTGATAAGTTTAGAATCTTTAACGCTAAACAATTTTTAGAATCTTTAACCGAAGGACCTAGTGACACTAGCTCGGAAAGATCAAGGATGTATTTCTTTGTGGGAAGACCACAACCATGGAAAGCATATTTAGAAATACATACCAAAAACTCTACGGCTTTCGTAGTCGGTAATGAAGTGTACATAGGTACATACGCATCGACTGCTTTCCGTGCCACAGTTGCTGCAGTTTACGACAGTGCTTTATTATTGACCGACGTTTTTGGAAGTGCTGGTGTTAACTCTGCTCCTCCTCTTGGATCTGCATTAAAAGGTAGAACTGGTGGATCTGGAGGTTCTGACACAGGTGCCACTGCAGTCTCTGGTATATACCGCTATGCAACAGAGGATGTTCCACCATTACCATTAGACAATCAGAGCGAAAAGATTGCTTTATACGACGAATTAATTGCTGCCAAACGTATTACTGATTCTTTTGCAAGAACAGTTATCCGCCGTTACAACTGGGATCTAGTTGCTAACCCCAAGTTCGACATGTTTAAACCCGATTACTCTGCTACTCCTGGTGGCGGTGGTCAAATTGGTAAAGCAACTGCGACAGGTGCTACAAGCATTGCAGATGCTAAGTTCTATGTAATGAACTCATACTATGAAGTATTCAAGTGTCTTTACAACGGTGAAGATCCTTCTAATACAACTGGACAGAACGCAACAGAAGAACCATATGTAGCTGGTGGTAACTATGACTCAGCAACTGGTCTTTATACAGAAACAACTGGTGCTAAGTATATCTGGAAGTACATGTATACTATTCCTACTGATGATGTTCTTAAGTTCCTTTCTTCAGACTTCATGCCTATAGTTCTTCCTGCTAACGTAAGTAGAACTGCAGTTGCTGCTCTTGCAGTTGCTGGTGCTGTTGATGTTGCACTTATTGAGAATGCTGGATCAGGTCTTCCTGCTTCACAGACTCTATACACAAGTATTAAAGGTGATGGAACTGGTGGTATTGTAAAATTTGTTACAAACGGTGCTGGTACAATCACATCTGCTGAAATTCAAGCACGTGGATCAGGTTACACATATGGTAATGTTTTATTTGCAAATGGTAACTTATTCTCTAACACTGGATTATCAAGTGCTGTAACAACTGGTGGTTCTGCTGTTGGTGCTATTGAAGTTGTTCTTGCTCCACAAGGTGGACATGGTTCAGATCAAGAAACAGAATTGAATGGTAAGCGTGTTATGACAAACATCCGTCTTACATATTCTGAAGGATCAGGAGATTTCCCTGTAGATAACGACTTCCGTAGAATTGGTATTATTTCAGATCCATTTAACTATGGTACTACTACATTCTCTACTGCTGATACATTATCAGGATTAAAAGCAATTAAGATTACTGGTGCTTCAGCAGATTACTCACCTGATGAGAAGATTACACAGACTGTAACTGGTGGTACTGCATATGGTACAGTTGTATCATGGACATTAGACAGTGGTTCTACTACTGCTGGAGTTCTTAAGTATATCCAAACAAACGATCAGCATACAGATTCTGGTAAAGTATATGCATTTGAATCTAATGGTTCAAACGCAGTTACAGGAGAAGCATCTACCGCCTCTGGTAATGTAGACACTGCATATGGTAGTACAATACTTGGCGTTACTTTCTCATCTGGTCTTGCTACTCCAGAGATTGAAAATAACTCTGGTGATGTGATTTATGTTGAGAACAGAAGACTAATCACTCGTGCTGCTGACCAAATCGAAGATATCAAACTAGTTATCGAGTTTTAAAACTACGCTAAATACTTTAACGAGAATACTAGTATTATTGGCGGAGTAAGATGCCTCAAAAGAC